ATTTTAAATAAGCGTTTAAGATATTCCGTTTTATTTTGCATTGTCTTACTCCTGTTGTGAGGTTGCCCTCTGTTGATAAATAGATAGTAGCACATTGTGCGCCTATGTCAATAACTATTTTCATGTTTCACAAAAAAGTTTTTTGTCGGAATCAACCATAGGTGTACAGAAACACGGGGTTATACAAAAATATACGAATTGCTCTCAACTAATGCGCTTATCTCCATACAACGAAAAATAAATGTTGTAAAATTTGACAAAACAGGGTATTAAATCAATATCATTCCGCTCAGTGTAATAACTGGCGGTTTTTTTATTATAAGGAAAAGCATAATGGCTAAAGACACCAAACCATCAAAACCAATGCCTAAGCCTAGCAAGCCTAGTAAGCCAAAGGGCGGCAAGGGAAGAGGTTGCTAATATGCCTTTGGACACAAGTGCAAACGGCACATTCACCGCAACGGGTCAAAGTGCAACAGTATATTTATCTGATAATTACTCATTCTCTTTGAGTGGTACATGGGCAGGCACTGTCGAGTTACAGCGCTATGATACGGAAAGCGCCGAATGGGTAACTGTATCAGCACCGACTACAAATGGACTTGCATCATTTACAGCAAATATTATTATGAATGGTGAAGAGGTAAATGCACGTACGCCTTATCGCGTTAATTGCACAGCGTTCACAAGCGGAACGATTAAATATAATTTACGGCAAGGCAGTCGCATTGCAAAATAAGCTAACAAAACAATAGCAAATTTTATGGAAGATAAGCCTAAAAGAAGAGCTGGCAATCCTAATTGGGTTAAGGGTGTTGGTGGGAATCCAAACGGGCGACCTAAAAAGGCACTAGAGTTCCAATTACTTATGCAGGGGCATTCTGAACTTGCAATCCAAACTCTTATAGATGTTTTGAAAACAGGCAAAAACGCTGAGAAGCTAACGGCCGCACAAGAGGTTCTTAACCGTGCTTACGGTAAGGCAGTGCAGGCAACAGTTAATACGCAGGTTAAATCATTTGAGGCGATGCTAGACGTGTTAGCAGGTACTGTGACCGCCGAAGAAATAGAGGAAAACGACCTGTATGCAATCGTACACGGACGCAGAACTGACAACAGCGAAACGTCTGTGCACTAATTTTAGTTTCTTTGCTGAGAACGTTTTAAAAATACGAACTAAAGGGGGCGAGACAGTCCCTTTTGTTTTGAACAAAGCGCAAGAATACATCCACGAGCAGCTAGAAGAACAACTTAGCACAACAGGGCGGGTTCGGGCAATTATCCTGAAAGGGCGGCAACAGGGTTGCTCAACGTATGTGGGGGGGCGTTTCTATTGGCGTAGTACAACGTCTAGAGGTAAGCGGGTATTCATCCTCACGCACGAGGATGAGGCAACTAGAAACCTTTTTGGGATGGCGCACAAATACCATGAGCTAGATTGGCGCGGATTATCAACTGGCGCAGCTTCTGAGAAGGAGTTGTATTTTGATAAGCTAGACAGCGGATACAAGGTAGGAACGGCTCGCACAAAGGGAACGGGACGTAGCCAAACAATACAATGTTTCCATGGTTCTGAGGTTGCCTTTTGGACGTTCGCTGAAACGCACGTTGCTGGGGTACTACAGGCGGTTGGCAATAACAACGGCTCTGAGGTTATCCTAGAGAGCACGGCGAACGGTATCGGTAACTTCTATCATAAAATGTGGCAAGAAGCCAAAGCGGGTATCAATGGTTATCTAGCAATATTTGTGCCGTGGTACTGGCAAGAAGAATATCAAGAGCCTGTCCCTAGCGGGTTTGCGTTAAGCCCCGAAGAAAAAGAATATCAGACTGCATACAACTTAACTAACGAGCAAATGGCATGGCAACGCGGTAAGATACGAGAACTTGGCGATTGGCTGTTTAAGCAAGAATATCCCGCTAACGCTGCTGAAGCGTTCCAGACCAGCGGGGATGATAGTTTCATCAAGCCTGAGAGTGTATTGCGAGCGCGTAAAGCCCCGATACCTTTCGGTGTGGAGTATGCAGCGCGTACAGGCGGTTTAGACATAGCACGAATGGGTGGTGATAGGACGGTTCTTAGTGTCAAGCAAGGCAGGCAGCTGTTAAATGTAGAGATTAAGAATGAGATGCAATCCCTTATGGATGTGGTGTCATTTGCTATACAAGGCATAAGACAGCACAACTTGCGCATGCTGTTCATTGATGTGGGCGGCATGGGGATTGGTGTTTATGACCGCCTTGTAGAACTTGGCTATGGACGTGTTGTAACAGCCGTTAATAGTGCAAGCGCATCAAGTAGACCGCAAGTTTTCAAGAATAAACGTGCTGAAATGATTGCGGGTTTAAAGGAATGGACAGAGGAGGACGGCGCAAAGATACCTGATAACGATTTGATACAGGCGGATTTCTGCGCACCCTCATACAAATACGATAGTAATCAGCGGCTTCTCATTGAATCTAAAGAGGATATGAGGGCCCGGGGATTGGCATCTACAGACATACTGGACAGCGTGGCATTAAACTTTGCGTATCCTATTGCGGGTTTTATGCATGACGATTACGAGATACACGGGTTAATGCATGATGACGATGACTATGGAGCAGGACACACCACAGGACGAAGCTCCGTTACAGGATATTAACGCCTTAGAAAAGCTAATTGGCTTTATCCGTGGGGGAAACATTGCCCTCGATATGGAATCCGAAAAACTGCATAAGATTTCAGCACAATGCAAGCTAGAATACGACCTAGACCTATCAACGCTAGGAGATTTACAGCAACGCTGGGATGCAGGGGAAAAGCTAGCGCGGCAAGTCCGTGAGGCTAAGAACTACCCGCTAGAGAACAGCGCAAACATTAAATACCCGTTGCTTGTTAAGGCAGCGTTAGACTTTGCAGCGAATGCCTATCCTGAGATTATTAAGGGTAAGGACGTTGTTTCGTGTGTTGTTGTTGGTAAGGACCCACAGGGCACTAAGCAAGCCCGTGCAGACCGTGTGGGCGAGTACATGAGTTGGCAGCACACGGACGGGATTACAAACTGGCAAGAGCAGACAGACGAACTGTTGACCGTGCTTCCTGTGTATGGGTGCATGTTCCGCAAGTCCTATCCTGATAGGGTGCGCGGGTTTGCTAAAGACCTAATACGCCCACAAGATATTGTGATGGATTATTATGCGGACTTTGAGACAACCCCGCGCTTTACGCATCTTATTTCGTATTATCCGTATGAGATACAAGAGAAGATAAGCCTGCAAGAGTTTAGAGAGTTCACTTACACGCTTGCAACAGATTCTCAGGCACCACAGAAATTCTTATGCCAGTACACACGATTTGACTTAGACGAGGACGGGTACCCCGAACCGTACGAAGTCATCATGCACGAGGAGTCGGGCGAGGTAGTGTCTATCACTGCTTTTTATTCCGAGGAAAGCATTAAGGTTACACAAGAGGGTGGTGTTGCAGCAGTGCAGCCTATCCAGCTCTTTACGCAATACAAGCTGTTGCCTGCCATTGATGGGTGTGGATACGGTAGCGGGTTTGGAGACCTACTAGAGGGTATTAACGAGGTTATAAATACCAACCTTAACCAGTTGGTGGATGCTGGCACGCTAGCCAATATCCAAGGCGGCTTTATCGGTGCTGGAGTGCGTATGCAGGGCGGCAAGATGACTGTCAAGAATGGACAGTGGAATCCCGTACAGTCTAGCGGCGCATCGTTGCGCGATAACATTGTGCCGTTCCCGTTTAATGGTCCTAACGTGGTACTGTTTCAGTTGCTTGGCACGATGCTTGATGCAGGCGAGAAGCTGGCAGGCACACAGATAGGGTTTAAGGACATTCCCGCTAACATGGGTGAGGGCGTTGCTCTTAACCTTATGGAGCGTGGCGCACGGGTATATTCTGCTATCTTTAAGCGCATACATCGCGCATTAAAACGAGAGTTTGGCATACAGTTTGAGCTTAACCGTATGTATCTGCCGATGGAGAATTACGCGGATTTCTTTGAGGGCGAAGACCCACAAATGTTGGCTGAAGATTTCGCACCGAAATTTAAAGCGGATGTTGCGCCAATATCAGACCCTGAAATGTCAAGTGATATTCAGCGGTTAGGACGTGCAACATTTTTAACACAATTTAAAGACGACCCTATTCTTGACCCTGTAGAGATAAGACGGCGTGTGTTCCAAGCGATGGGCATAGCGGATATTGACAAGCTGTTTGCACAACAGCAGCAGGCTAACCCTGCAATGATGGCGTTAGAGGAATTAAAGCTGCGCCTTGCACAAGCAGACCTTGAGAAGAAACAGGCGGAAACCAAAGAAATTATGACGAGACTGCCTAAGATTGAGGCGGAGACGGCAAACACTGACGCGGCAACAGTCAATGAACTGGCAAAGGCAGAAAGCAAAGAGAAGGGCGAGCAGCTGAGTATGCTTGTCGAAGGAATGCGATTGATTAAGGAAATCAACAATGACCAGCAAGCCGCGCAAGTTGGAAACCGGGGAAATATCCCTGTGGAAAACGCAGGAAGTAACGCAGGTGGTGGGGCAATGGCTGAAGCAATGGCGGGAGGATTACCTCCAGCTATTGCTCAATGATACGCCAATAGACCAGCACGATGCAAAAGTTTCGCTTATTGCGAAAATCCAAGTGATTGACGACATATTGAGCGTTAATGACTTGAAAATAAACGAGTATTTCAACATAGAAGAGGAAATATAGAATGCTAAATACAAGCGGCATCATGCCTACAGGGTATCATGTTTTAGTAAGACCTGAAGAAATAGAAGGAAAGACAAAAAGCGGCATTTATTTGCCAGAGCAAAATCGTGATAGGCAATTCCAAGCACAGCAACGCGGTGTATTAGTCGCGGTGGGCGGAACAGCTTTCACTCGTAGCGATATTTGGAAAGAAGGCGAACTATCTGTAGGCGATAATGTCTATTTTGATAAGTACGCAGGGGCAGAGGTTAAGGGGGCAGACGAGCTAAAGTATCGCTTGCTATCCGATACGGACGTTGCCGCAAAGATAACCATAGAAGGGTAAGACCATGACTGAAGAAACAACACTAGAAGACTTAGTAGAAGGCACTGAAACAGAGCAAGAAGAAGGCGCACAAGGCGGTGATAGCGAAAGTGAAGCCGAGGCGCGGCGTTTAGGGTGGAAACCACAAGACGAGTGGAAGGGAAACCCTAAAGACTGGAAGCCCGCTGAAAGGTTTATTCGTGATGGTGAAAACACACACGGGTATCTCAAAAAGCAGGTTGACCATTTAAAGCGAACTATCCATGCACAAACACAGGCGATTGCGACAATCTCACAGCGCGAGTACGACCGTGCACGGCTTGAGTTAGAAGCGGAGATGGAGGCTGCCGTTGATGATGGCGACAGAGAGCGCGTTAAGCAATTGCGCCAGCAAGAGAAGAGCCTAGAAAAGGTCAAGCCTCAAAACACTGACTTTGTAGACCCCGCAGCCCTAGATTTCCAAGAACGCAATGCTGATTGGATTGGCAAAGACGTGAAGAAAACACGTTACGCCGAAGTGCTGGCAAAGGAATATGACATTCAAGTTAGTGCTGGAAAAATAACCATAGAAGAAGCGATTGAGAAAATCGAAGAAGAGCTTGAAGAAGTCTTTTCAAAGAAAGCACCTAAGGAACAGCCTGCCAAGCCTGCCATTCAGAAGACAGGCACATCCTCTAGTCAACGTGGCGGTGGTGGCAAGGATTTCTCTAGCTTACCACATGAGGCAAAAGAAGTTTGTGAAAGCCTTATGGCAACAGCAAAAACGCCAGAAGACAAGGTAAAAATACAGAAGCAGTACATCAAAGATTATTTTGGAGCATAAGCCAATGAGCAACCCAACATTAAATTTAAAGAACGAACGTCAACAAGAAAAGCGCGTGCCTTTCGGGGTGCGCCGCCAAAGACTACTCGCCGCCCAAATCAGCGGATACAAATTACGCTGGGTTAATGATTCGGATGACAGAATTCAAGCTGCTTTGGACGGCGGCTATACGTTTGTTGAAGACCAAAAAGCCGCAGGCACAGAGAAGACAGATAGCCTAGGAAGTAGAATCTGTAAAAGCGTAGGTGGTGGGATGAAAGCCTACCTTATGAAAATCCCTACAGAAATTTATCAAGAAGACCAAGGGGCTAAACAACAGCCACTTGATGCTTTCGACCATCAATTAAAGACAGGTCAACTCTTTGACACGCAAGGTTTTTACAAACGTGACAACCATAGCGTAAGCCAAAAAGTTGGCGGTCAATCACATCTAATCACTTAATAGGAGATTACCATGCCAAACGTAGACAATCGGTTTGGGCTTGTCCCAACCCGTTACGCAAGCGGCGCACCTTACAACGGTGCGTACAACACTTACTTTATTCCTTCCACAGACTCGACAGCAATGTTTTGTGGCGACCCCGTTACATTGACGGGCACAGCAACAGACGATGGTGTGCCACACGTTGTTAAATCAACAGTGGGTACAGGCAACGTGATTCTAGGGGCTATTGTTGGGTTTGAACCAGACCCTAATGCTCTTAGTACCAACTACCGCCTAGCAAGCACAAACCGCGTTGTGTATGTGGCTGATGACCCTAACCTTCAATTTAAAATTCAAGGCGAGGGCACGCTTGCTAAAACATCAATCGGGCTTAACGCTGTTCTTATCTACACGCACACAGGCAACACCATCACAGGTGCTTCTGGCGCGGAATTAGATTGCGGGACAACCACAGCACCAGCAACCACAGCGGCTTTCCAGTTGAAAATCTTGCGTCTGCATAATTTGCCAGAAAACGAGTTTGCGACAGCTAACCCGATTGTGGAAGTTAAAATCAATAACCATCAACTAGCCAATATCACGGCTGGCGTGTAAGGAGATAAAACCATGACTATCAACACTGGCTCTATTCAGAAAGCCCTTACACCAGGTGTAAAATCTTGGTTTGGCTTAACGTATGATGAACACCAAGAAGAGTTTTCTAAAATTTTTGACATCGAAGCGTCTAAACGCAACTTTGAAGAAGATGTGCAGGTAACAGGCTTCGGTCTTGCCCCTGTGAAAACTCAAGGCGGTGGGATTACATACGTTGACCATAGCCAAGGGTACACCTCTCGTTATACGCACGTTGCGTATGCGCTGGGCTTTCTCATCACCTATGAAGCAATGGAAGATAACCTGTACAACGAACTCGGTAAGAAGCGTAGCCAAGCACTCGCGCGGTCTATGCGTCAAACTAAAGAACGTGTAGCGGCTAACATCCTTAACCGTGGCTTTAACGCTTCATTTACTTATGGAGATGGTGTACAGCTTTTAGCTACTACCCACCCAACCGCAGCGGGCAACCAATCTAACATCTTGTCGGCGGCGGCGGATTTATCAGAACAAGCCTTAGAAGACTTGTGCATCCAAATTATGGATGCAACAGACGACAATGGCTTGAAAATTGGCTTAAACCCCAAGAAACTGATTATCCCTACTGCACTTGTGTTTGAGGCAGAACGTGTTCTTAAATCTGTTCAACAAAATGATACGGCAAACAATGCTATCAACGCATTGAAAAGCAAAGGCGCAATCCCTGAGATTGTTGTCAATCATTACCTGACTGATGTTGATGCGTTCTTCATTAAGACTGATGCACCGCGTGGTTTAATTGGTTATCAGCGTTCTATGATTCCATTAATGGAAGACAACGACAAGTCTGATACCATGAACTTAAAGTACGCTAGCTTCGACCGTTACAGCTTCGGGTCTAGTGACTTCCGTGGCGTATACGGCTCTGCAGGTGCTTAATCGCATAGACTAAATCCAGTGGTGGGGGCTAGCAACTGTTAGTCCCCCACTTTTCATTTCAGAACCATTTGGAGAATTTACAATGGCAATTTCAGCTTTCCCTAACGGATTCGGCAGCGGCGTTACAGTCCGTGGCGTTCCACTTTTAATGGCATACTCAGGCAAAGTTTTCTGGGTAGACAGCACAACAGGTAGCAACAGCGGTAAAGGCACGTTTGACCGTCCTTTCGGCACTATTGATTACGCTATTGGGCGTTGCACGGCAAACAAAGGCGATATTATCGCTGTTAAGGCGGGGCACACAGAAACAGTATCAACAGCAAGTGGCATTGATTTTGATGTTGCGGGTGTTGCAGTTATTGGATTTGGTGTAGGCAGTATGCGCCCTACTATCAATATCAGCGCAACGGCTGGGTTTGTAGACTTTTCCGCAGCAAACTGCTTCTTGACAAACGTACTTATCACAGGCGGTATTGATGCTGTTGTTAAAACAGTGTTAATTGATGCGGCTGATTGTACGCTTGATAACGTGGAAATACGCGATAACACAGGCGAGATGACAGACGGCATCCTTACTACTGCAAACGCAGTACGCGCTAAAATCCTCAACCACATTCATAATGGTGCTGCAGGTGCAGGTACAAACACGGCTATTGGCATTGTTGGCGGCAGTGGCATTGAAATCACTATCAACCGCATGGATGGCAACTTTGCAGTAGGCGGAATTAACGTAAGGACAACCGCAACCACAGACTTATTCGTGCATGATGTGTTGTATTTCCGCACAAGAAACGCGGCTGATATTTTTATTGTTGATACCATTACGGCATCGACAGGACAGATTGGTCCCAACATCTTCTTGCGCCTACAGGACAACGCCGCAAACATCACTGAGGCTTGCACAGGCGCAACATTCGTGTATCACCAGCCTATCAGCATAGTAAACACTGCTGGCGAAGTTGGTATGCAAACAAACATTACTGCATCTACAGACGCATAGTAGGTGTTTTGTGCCGCGTAGAATATCAGGCTCAAGCACAGGCGGACAAACACCAGGTAAGGGTGATTGGTACGTTACTTGTGATAGAGCAGGGGTTAAATTCCCTGCAAGCCAAACGCGGCAAGAATGGAACGGATTGCGTGTATGGGAGGGTGTCTTTGAAGAAAGGCATCCTCTTGATACACCTCGCTCGGCGCGTTCTAGTGCACCACCACCATTTACACGTTCTACTCCACAAGATGTGACATCCGCTGTCATTATCCCTAGTCAATACACTGGACTTTAAAAATGGCTACTAGCGGCACAATCTCTTTCAATATGACGCGCACCCAGATTATTGAGCGTGCATATAAATTCATTAAAGCATTAGGCACAGGGCAATCTCTTAGCGCGGCGATGGAGCAAGACGCTGCTGAATTTCTAAACATGATGATTAAGGCATGGCAAGCGGATGACTTGTACATGTGGACACAAGGCACAGGCTATTTATTCCTCGCTAGTGGCACGGCAAGCTATGCTATCGGTAGCTCTGGTACTCATGCTACAGCATCATACACAAAGACCACTCTAACGGCAACGGCGGCAGCTGCGGCAACAACATTAACTGTTTCTAGCATCACTGGTATATCAGCAAGCGACAATATCGCGGTAATTCTTGATACGGGTGCTATTTTCTGGACAACTGTATCAGGTGCTCCTTCTGGTAGCACTGTAACGCTTGCAAGCGGATTACCCACGGCGGCTGCATCAGGGCGTTATGTTTTCGCATATACCACAAAGATTGCGCGTCCCCTTGAAATTGAGCAGGCATGGTTACGCGATGTAAGCGATACAGATACGATGATAACGCTGAAAAGCCAAGAACACTACTTTGAATTGCCCAACAAACTAAGCGTAGGCACGCCAACTTTCTTAACGTATAATCCTAATCGCACCGGCACAGGCACTTTGTCATTATGGTCAACACCAAGTGATTTAACGGACGTTGTATGCTTTCGTTATCGCCGTGTTATCGAAGATATGACGAGCGGTGCTGATGATGCGGATTTCCCGCAAGAATGGTTACTGCCTTTGTCTTACAACCTTGCATCTTTACTTCAAAGACAGTACGGCGGGAATATGGGGCTAGACGAACGAGCCGACCTTAGAAGTGAAGCTCTTGCATGGAAGGAAAAATTGCTATCATGGAATCGGGGCAATATGCCTACCGAATTTGTCATAAGTTGCCATTAGATGCGTATCCCTTTAGCCCTATCCAGCAATAAAGGTAAGTCCTCACAGTTTGATTGCTCGCGCTTGGTGAATATGTATGCAAAGCCAGCGCAACGCGGGGGAAATTCTAAAACTGAATATTATTTAGAAAATACACCGGGTCTAAAACTGTTTTGCGATTTAGGCGTAAGTTTTCCTGTGCGTGGCATAATAACCATGGGTAGTGAGTTATATGCTGTTTGTGATAACACGCTGTACAAAATAGCAAGTGATGGAACATCAACAACGTTATCCGCTACGATTACAGGCAGTGGCAGGGTTTCCATAGCAAGAATATTCAATCAAATTGCTATACAATCGCAAGGCGGCTCTGCATTTTATTACGACAAAAACAGTAATAGCACGGGCGTAATTAGCTATCCTTTTGCTAATCAAGCAGGCGTTTTAACAGCGCAAAACCAAAGGATTATTGGGAATACATTAGAAACAGGACAGTTCTTTTTTAGTGATTTGGCAACAGTCATTAGTTACACAGGAACAAACGTTGCGACAGCGGAACGAAATGACGATGTTCTTGTAAGTGTCATAGCAAATTATGATGACTTATTTCTTTTCGGAAGCGACACATTAGAGGTAAAAAGCCCCACTGTTGTTGATTCTGACGTTGTTTATCAGAATATACGCGGTGCGGTGTCGAATGTAGGGATTATTGGAAAGTACTCGGTTACTGATACCGATGATGGTGTGTTTTTTGTGGGAAGCGATAAAAGCATTTACGCTTTAAAGGGCTACACGCCACAACTGATAAGCACTGATGCAATTGTCGATGAAATAGAGGAGTTTATTACCCCTGAAGCGTGCGAGGCGTTTAGTTACACACAGAAGAACCACAAGTTTGCTGCGTTTACCTTTTTAGGGGACAACAAAACGTTTTGTTATGACAGCACAACGGGCTTGTTCCATGAGCGTAGTAGTTTCTATAATAACGATAACAAAGCATGGCGTGCTCGAACGATTGCAAAATGTTATGGCAAAGTTCTTTGTGGTGATTATTCAAGCGGTAAGATTTTCCAAATTGACCCGCTTACATACAGCGATAATGGTGAAGAAATACGGCGGATTATAGAGTTTGGTTATTCGTCTTACGACACAAAGGGAATTAACCTTAGCCGTTTAGAAGTTATAATGGACACAGGTGAAGGCGGGAGCGTATCAGGCTCTGATACAGACCCGATTGTCACGTTAGAAGTGAGTTACAACAACGGCAAGACATACACGGTCAACGAGACAAAAAACGCCGGATTGGCAGGGCGGCATGAAACGCGGGTGGTATTTCAGTCGTTAGGGCATTTCCCCTTAGCCCCTTGTTTTAGACTTTTAGTTAGTGCAAAGTGTGCGTGGCGTATAGTCGCGGTGGACATATCATGAATAATATCGCTCCTCGCCCTGTAGAACCTTTGACGGATGAAAACGGGAATGTAACGCGGGTATGGTACAATTTCTTAACGGGCGGAGTTGGTATTGTTGCTGATGTGACAACTGCTGATGCAACGGATTTAGCAAGCGCGATAGCATTGGCAAACGCGAATAAAGCAAAGATTAACGCATTATTGCAGTCCTTACGGGATGGCGGGATTTTAGGAATTTAATATGGGGTTCATGCATACTAAAGGGGGGAAGCCATACGCTATTAATGACCTTAACGCGATTAATCAGGGTCCATTTACAAATGCTCAGAAAGAACAATTAAGAGAGAAATTAAAGGCAGACCCCGAATATAAAAAAGAACAAGCGGATAGTTATTACACGATACAGCTAAAACTAGCTCCCGAAGGGTACAGAAATAACCCGCAATTTCAAGCGGCGTTAAGAGACGTTGCTAATAACCACGCATACGATGCTACAACGAACGGGGACAAAAGCGTTGTTGTGCCGTTAAGAGAAAAACTGAATGCTGTTGTAACCAAGTTAGACCCATACCCAAACAGTAAAAAAAACACAAGCGACCCTAGGATTACACAAACCTACGGGAATGCTTACGCACAGAAGCTATTGAATGTTGAAGGTGGTCAATTACACAAGGAAGCAACAGCATTAAACGAAGCAAGTAAGGCTGTTGGACTACCAACAGATTTTGCACAAGAATTAACATATGACATTTTAGGGAGACCTAACACATCAGGTGGTGGCATGGGATTTTTTAGCAGTATAACAAAACCGTTTTCAAACGCGGTTAAGGGCGTGGGCAGTGCTTTAGGTATTGAGGCGGTAACAGACCCTATCGCAAAAGTAATCACAAACCCAACATTAAAAAACGCTACTAGGGCTGTTGTTCCTTTTTCAGGCGGACTAAAAGAAGGAATTAAATATGTTGGCGACGCTGCAAAATTAGCAGCTATTGTCGCAACGGCGGGCGCAGCGGCAGGTGCTGGTGGTGCTGCAGGAGCCGCTGGCGCAGGAGCGGGAACAGCGGGGGCAAGCGGAACTGTATTAGGTAGTCAAACACTAGGCTCATTAGCTAGCTCTTTAGGATTAAGCGATGTTGTTGCAGGTGCACCAAGTATCTTGCAAAGCCTTGGTTTATCTGGTGCAGGTGCAGGTGCGGGGACGGCAGTAGGCGGTGCAAGCCCTTATATATACGGAAGTGCGGCAGGCGTTCCAGCATCGCTTGCAGGAACGGCGGTAAGCGGCGCAGCCCCTACATTACTCGGTAGCACAACCCTAGCAGGGCTTGCTAATTCCTTGGGGCTTGGTAGCTTGGTAGATGCTGCACCTAGCGTGTTATCAAGCCTTGGGCTTAGTGGCACAGGCTCAACCGCATTAGGAAGCGGCGTTCTTAGCAATTTATTAGGCGGCGGCGCAGGAATGCAAGGTGGCGGCTCTGGGCTATTCGGCACGGGTTTATCATTGCAAGATTTGCTTGTAGGCGGTGGCACGGCGGCTGGTGCGTATTACGCTTCAGAAGCGGCTAAAAAAGCTGCAGAGCAACAAGCGCAAGCGGCGCAACAGGGCATCGACATTGTAAGAAGTGCGGCGGATAAGGGCATAAACACTTTACAAACATCAGCAGATAAAGCTGCTACTTTCCAACAGCCTTTCTACAATTCGGGACAGAACGCCTTAACGCGATTGCAAAAAATCCTTGGCTTAGCTGGGCAAGCCCCAGACTTTACGGAAATAACTAATAACCCCGCATATCAATTCCGTTTGCAACAAGGGAATAATGCCGTTCAAAACAGCGCGGCAAACGCTGGCAATCTGTTTAGTGGACAAACAGGCAAAGCTCTTACAAACTATTCTCAAGGCTTGGCAAGCACTGAATATCAGAACATCATTAATAACCTTAGCGGCGAAGCCACAAGAGGACAAAACGCGGGGAATCAGTTATCAAACATATTCCAAAACACAGGCGTTAATCAATCGAACGTGGGCATTCAGACAGGTGGTGCTATCGCTGATTTATTACGAAGCAAAGGCGATGCGGTAGCAAGCGGCACTGTAGGGCGTACAAACGCTATTACAGGCGGTGTAGAGAATTTAACCAATTATTTAACCAGACCAGTACAGTACGCATAATATGACCCCTTTAGCACTCATGGTAAAATCCCCTAACATAGGGGGCATTGTAGCGCAAAACGAAGCGGCGCAAGCACAGGTTAATGACAACGCGCTTGTGCGGCAGTTGAATCTTATAAAGATACAACAGGCGCAACAAGAAGCGCAAAAATCCCAAAAGCTGCAAGAATTATTCGCCAAGGGTGTTGATATTTCAACGCCTGAAGGTGCGCGGCAAGTTATGGCGTATGACCCTGAACTGGCTAAAACGGGGTATGATATTTACAGCACCATACAAAAAACGGCATTAGAACGAAGCAAAGAGGCAAGAAACGCCGCTTTCCAAGAAAAAGAATACAACTTGAAAGCAATGGACACGACTTCTCAAATCAACAATCGTAACAACGATAATGCGGCAAAATGGGCGGATATCGGCATAAAAAAACAACAATTCTTAGCGGCGCGGCAAGAAGCACAGGCAAAGATTGGCAAAGATGCTATAGACGCAATGGATAAAATATCTATGCAAGTGGCATCAGCACCGCGCGAGCAAAAACAAGCAATAGCAAATAGGCTGATGGAACAGGCAAAAATTTATTATCCTGACGCAACAAAAGATTGGAATCCCGCTGACCCTAGAAGACTTCAAGAATTAGATTCGTATGGACAAGCTTCTTTATTGATGGAGCAGTCCACCAAAAAAGGCACAACTGTTAATATCAATCAAGGTGGCGGGAAGTTCCTTGAAGAAGTTGGGAAGGGTTCAGCGCAGCAAGCTCTAGCGGATATTGATGTAGCTAAAAAAGCAGTTGACCAAATGAAAACAGCGCAATCTGTTATTGATATAGTAAAGCAGGGTAAAGCAATTACAGGAACAGGAGCGGGAGCTAGACTAGCTATTGCTAAGGCTTTCGCAACAACTGGTTTAATAAATGAGGAATCTATTGCTGCAACAGAACAACTGGGAGCTAATCTTGCAAGACAAACTTTAGACTCAATTAAATCTTCTGGTCTGGGTTCAGGACAAGGATTTTCAAATGCTGACAGGGAATTTTTGGCAAAAGCCGCTTCAGGAACAGAAAAATTTTCGCGTGAAGGTTTAATTAGAATTGCCGAATTAAACAAAAAAGCAGCAGCCTCATCTTACGCAAAAGGACAAGAGGCGATAAAAAGAATTAGCCAAACCGAAGGTGGAGCGGCGGCTCTTGGTGGGTATCAGTTGCCAGAATTATCGATTGCACCACAGGCGGGGGGGCAAGCGCAGCAGCAGACCAATGTTGACGAACCCTATGTTGTGGATTTTTAGATATGCCATATTCAATCCAAACTAAAGACGGCATTGTAGTCCGAAACATACCAGATAACATTGCGCGGGATGCGCCAGAACTAAAGGAGCGTGTTGCTCGCGTTCGCGCTGAGAGAGCCACACAACAAGCACCACAACAGCAAGCCGCGCCGCAAGAACGTGCACCGTTATTCACAGCAGAAAACCCGCTGGGGATGGTAGGACGGGCTGCAACCAAAGCAGTTAAGGACACGGTAGCTTCACCAATTCGTGCTTTAGAAACCACAGAAGATTTAGTTCTAAACACAGGACGTGGCGTTCAACAATTAGGTGTCGGGGCGGCGCAATTAGCAAACGAAGCAGGAGTTGGCGGTGAAGGATTTAAGAATTACTTACAACAAGAAGCGCAAAACCTAAAGCCTACAGAGGACACAACAAATTTAGGTAGAGTTGCAGCAGCATTTCCTAGCGTTGCTCTATCGATGATTCCCGCCACAAGGATAGCTAAGGGACTAGGTATAGCAAACCAAGCAGCGCAAAGAGTGATTGGCTCGGGAACAGTAGGCGCATTAACAGGAGCGTTAGAAGGACGAACAAAAGACGATAGCCTAGCGCAGAACACAGCCCTCGGCGGGATTGGTGGCGTTGTAGGGCAAACTGTTGGTGAAGTGTTGCCTAAAGCAATAGGTGCAGGTTATAGAGGGATAAAAAGCCTATTTAACCCTACAAACGCGGCAGAAGAAATAGTTGTTGAAAAGCTGATACAATCACTTACCCCAGAGCAATTAAATCTTTTAAAAGAGTCTCCTGTTGACGCAAGAACGGTTGGGGAAGTAACAGGCAATCCGCAAGCCCTTGCAGAACAAGTAAATATAGCCCAAGGCTTCCAAGGTAAGCAATTTGTTGAAGAAAGCGCGAGACAGCAAAAACTGGCACAACAAGCGGCTACAGAAGCCAACACAGTAGCCCCAACTGGAATAGTGGGTGATAACGCGCAATTTACTGCTGATGCTCTAAAAGCACGCATCACGGGCGAGCAAGCGGCAACAGAGTCGCGACTAGGAAAAGCAAATGCTTTAAGGGCGCAAATACAAAAAGAAGAAATTGCTATTCAACAAAAAGAATTGGCAAAAAAAACAGCTGGAACAGTAGAGATAAACAAAATTAACAATGATTTGCTAGAGCAAAACAAAAATTTAGAAATACTTAAAAAGCAGCGTGAAGACTTGATTACCACAGAAAACGTGCGCTTAGGGCAACAAGCTAAAGTCGCAGAAGGTAAGCTAGATGCGTTTTCAAGTGAGTTATCACCTAACCCAAGAACGGCTTATGATACAGGGATAACATTAAGGAATCAAGCAATAGAGGCTGAACGGCTAGCTAAAGCAAACATGAATGTGCGTGTTAAGGAGTTGGGACTAGACAAAAACATACCGATTGCAACAACCGAAGCATTTACAAAACCTATTAAAGAATGGATTGATAACCTTGATAATGTAGCACGGTTGAATATCACGGGCGATACAAATATAGGGTTTATTAAAAAAATAGCGGATTTGGTATTACCAGAAGGTAAGTCTATTACGTTTGGTGATGTGCAAACACTGACTCAAGAATTAGGTTCACGGATTGGCAAAGCAAAACTAGAGGGCAATCCGCAAGACGTAATGAAGTTGCAAGAAGTGCAAGACCTTGTAGACGATTTTGTTATTAACAAAACCGCTATTGGTAAAAATTATAAGACGTTTAGGGATGAGTATAAAAAAACAGTTGTAGAGCCGTTTTACAATTCTTCTATAAAATCCATTACAGGGGTAGGTGCTGCAAATGCGCCAAAAACAAACTACGAGAATATAGGCGCGAAGCTATTTTCTGCTAACAAAGATACAAACGCCAAAGCATTTACCAAAATCCTTGCAAATGACCCAGCCGCATTAGCGGCTATAAAAGAGTATGCCTTAGATGATTTAGCTAAAGCAGCATACAGGAATGGCACAGTAAACCCGAACAGGCTGCAGTTGTGGGTTAAGAAAAACGAGTCTGTGTTAGAGGAGTTCCCAGACATTAAAAACGCTGTTTTAGGAAAACAAGCAAAGTTAAAAGAGATTACGGACTCTTTAGGTGCTACTTTAAACGAACAGGCTTTGCTAAAAACAGAGAGTACGCTAAACAAGAGTATAGCGGACGTCAACCAGCGCATAAAAGCTATTGAGAATAGTAAAACATTAAGCCAGACGGGCATTGAAAAAGCAAAGAAATCACAAGAAGCAGTGTTGACACGCCTTGAAAATAGAAAGCTAGCTTTAAAAAGGCGGACTGAAAACATTGACAAAATACAAGAAAACATAGCGCGTAGTCGCATTACAAAAGAAAACACCGCGCTTGAATCATTCTTTGCAACATCACCAGATAAAGCCGTGTCGAACGCTATAAAAAACCCACAAAAGATTGATGCTGTTTTAAAGACGTTAGAAGATAGCCCAGAGGCAATAAATGCTTTTAAGCGTGCGGCATGGGATGACCTGTCTAATAAAGACTCCAAGCAAATTATAACCTACCTTAAAGAGAACAGGCGCAATATAAACAAAGTGTTTTCCCCAGACCATGTTTCTGCATTAGAAAAACTGGCAGGGCAAAAAGATGTTCTTGAGAAGGTGGCTTTAAGACAGCCAAAGCCGTTTACTGATGTTGTGGAAAATAGGGTGTCGGGTGACATTGGGTTAACTCAGACAATATCAGGGTTTTTGAAACGCTCATCCATTAGAAAATTGGTTAGCTTCGTCGGGAGCAAAGAAGAGGCTGTATGGGAAAAAGCATTGTGGGACAAAGAATTTACAAAAAAGCTATTAGCCGCTTCTGAAAAGAAAATGACGGAAACCGAGTCGCGGAACACGGCTAGAGCATTAAGTAAAATGGCAACCTCTCTTGTTATAAGAGAAGGCAACGAGGATTAACAATAATGGCAAGCAATCTTTTTCTATGGTCGTTCTCACGCGCTGCAAGCAGTGGTGACACGCTTACATTCTACAACGTAGGGACAACAACTCCTAAGAATGTGTATGCAGAAACGGGGCTTTCAACATCTTTAGGGAACGTGTTAAATGGCTCAAATGCAGCTGACGCAAACGGGAAATTTCCACAATGTTATTTGCAAAACAGTGCTTACACTGTTGTTTGGCATAGCAGTACTGGCACAGAAAAAGGGCGGATTGACACATACAGCCGCTTAACTAACTTTGATGGTTCTGGCGATTTAGACATGAATGGTCGCACTATTACGGACTTAGCCGCTCCATCCGCATCAACAGACGCAGCGCGGAAAAGTTATGTTGATACAATGCTGCCATTAGCGGGCGGCACAATGTCTGGTTCATTGTTGGGACGCAAAATCGCCTCACATTCATCACTCGCGTATGGCGCAACTACAACCGAAATCGTGCAGGTCATTGGAGGGAAAAACGACCTTAGTGACAACGGATATGTAAAAAGTTATGGGTGGGAGGTTGACGCAAACGGTACGGGGGCGGACGCTACTCTAAACTTTTGTTATTTTACACAATACAGCGCAACCTCCTCGGGGTACACAATACCCGCAACAAAATCAGGTAATGTTTTTTCTGTTGGGAAAACAACATTAAATTTTGATAATGCTGTATCAGTAGGTTTTGGGCAGCCGTTGCGAGGCATAATATATGGAACAATTCTTAATCCGGGAACGCTTACCTTGGGTACACTGCAATCGGGTTTAATAAGTGTTTATGGCTCTACAGGAGCAGGCGGTTTCGAATTTAATGATATTGTTAATTTTATTGTCGGGGCAAGAGATGTTGTAAGCGCAATGAATAATGGTGGGTGCGCGACTAGAACATACGGGCAAGACGGTTCAGGATACCTTACAGTATCGTTGTCTGTTGGTGCAGCATTGACGTATACTATACAGGCAATTTCGCTCAGAG